GGGAATGGACGATACCAAGCAACCGATATGATAATTGATGCTGGACATGGTGAAGGGTTCTGCCAGAACCCTTCACCATGTCCAGCATCAATTATCATATCGGTTGCTTGGTATCGTCCATTCCCATAGTGTGATTTATAGGTCATGTCAATATACTGTTGAATGTTTCTTATCCACTCGTCTTCATTAAATGTGTATGAATACGGCCTATCTTTTGAAATCATTAAATCGCTGTCTAACATTATCATCTCCACTCCTTTGGTAATGTTTGTTCAGTGAACCATCTAAAATTATTTGTCTCTGCCCACTCAGCATGGCTTCGTTTAGTACCGTCCTTACGGCGCTTGGCTTGGGGCATAGGTGCATTAGGATTAGAAAACAAGAACACCAGTTCAGTATTTTCTGGTAACGCTTTCTGTATCCACTTGTACTTACTGTACTCTGCAAAATCCCAAAACCTTCCCTTTGCTTCTAGTAATATTGTCTTATCCCCGAATGACCTGATAAAGTCAGGCTCGTAATTATGCTCAATAATGTAATGAACCTTATCTCCATGATGCTGCCAGGATTTTAAAAGGTTCTCATGCAGACCAGCCTCCCATCTGGAATCATATTGAGGTCTTATCTTTCTTGGTTTTCTTTTAATGGGTATGTCCTTGTCTTTCTTTTAATTCGATTGAAACTGCTCTATCAAGATCAAAGAAAACATCGTCTGATAAATCAGAAAGCTTTCCTCCCGACATAAGGAATCCTGCTAAAGCAATTACAATGCTTTTTAAAGAGTGATCTTCTGATAGCGTGATTTCTGTTTCATCGTCCATAATATTTTTTCCATTGTTATCATTTCAATTTCCGTATCAGGATATTGTTTAAGTATTCTCTTGATTCCATTTTTAATCCATTTAGGGGAATAAGCATTTAAATATATTCTATTGTCTGCGAAGTAGTGCTGCTCTTTTGGCATTAAATGTTGTATGTTTTGTAGCGAAACCTTGGCAGCTTCTTCCTCTGGCAGTAATGTCTTTACCCACTCAATAAGAAGTGTCTTCATGTGACGAGTAATTCTTTTAGACTTTCTGGCGTTCACGAAAAGTAACCTCTAAAACTTTAGGCATAGAGACAAGCCTAGTAAAATATTTTAATCCTGTAGAATATTGAAATGCTCTCAAGCCCTGCCCATTATTAGCGTCTGAATGACACTCTAATTTATAAGGACAATAGACGCAGCCTCTTGGTAATTTCAAGTTCCCACGCTTGCCGTCAGGTATTGGATTATAACATTTGGCTGGCGGGGTGTCAAGAGATTCAGCTTCACGCACTCTTTTAATTTTATCCTTGATATTAATTTTTACAAAAGGTCCTGGTTGGTACAGAGCAAGCTCTCCGCTTTCTTTGTTCATGGCTAAGAACCCGCCATCCTCTGTTCCTTCAGCAGCTTCATATCCAGCTAACTGTGCCATGTACCCAAAAGGATCATCGTCATGCAGCGTTCCGTTTTCAAACTTCTTAAACGCAAATGAAGAAGCGGTCTTAATGTCCACTACTTCCCCGTCAATTTTACAATCCATATGCCCCTTAACTCCACCCACAGAAATTTCCTTTTGCTCATCTTCTACCTTATGTCCTGCCAGCTTTACTAATAGCAGAACAAGCTCTTCTAAGATGTGTCCATACAGGAATTTAATAAAGACAGAAGGATGGCTTCTGTTATGGGCAAGATTTCCATTCTTTAAATCATACCACAGTCTACGCATGGGCCTACCAATAATGGACATACGAAGATTAGTCCTGTCCTTGTGAGGCTTAGACCAGTCCTTTAATACTCCTTTTATTCGTTCACCGAACTCTTCAATATGTTCGTCTGGAATTTGTAACTCTTCTGAATCACACAAACAAGAAAGAGTTTCGTATATATCACTTACAACAGTTGTTAAATTTTTACTTTGTGGCATTGTCTTGATCCTCTTGATGCTTTATGAATCGAAGTTTCCTGTTTTCAGGATTAAATCCAAGAAGCTGAACACCTATTTTCTTCTGCTTAGGGGAACGGGTCTTAGATTTTGATAAAGGCCCTTTCATTCCTTCCGGTCTTTGTTGAGGCACAAAAGACTTAACATCTATGAGTTTAATGTCTCCTGTCTTATTCATAGCAATTAAGTCAACGGCCCCTGTACAGCCACAGTTTTTAAATACTTCGTATCCGCGATCCCATAACCAAGTGACTGCATAAAATTCAGCCAAGTCTCCTTTTCTACTGTCACAATGTTCAACCTTTTTCATTATTCATTCAACGAATACACGGCGTAATCGTTGTCCTTGTGGGTTACTATGTTGTATCCTTTGTTTCTCAACTCATTAATCCTGGCAGCTAGTCGGAAGCATCTGAAATCTATCAAAGCTTCGATAGGCGAAAGTGTTCTGCCTGTTTGTAGGCGTTTTAAAATATGTGCGTTCTGACTTGTCTTAGTAATTTTCACTGTGCTTCTCCTGTTATAAATAAGTTTCACTAGAAGTTATTTTGTATCTCTTTCCTTTACTATCTGCCGTGTTTGATATACGGGAATTATTCTCAACTGTAGATACCCACTGTAAATTTTTAACAGAATAATCCAGCTTGTCCTCATTAATATGATCTACAGTATTAGCCTTACTAAGGCTGTGACATTTTATAAAGGCCATAGCAAATATTCTATGGCAATACGCTCTCCTCACATTTCTATAATCTTTAGTTCTTCCGTCTCCTTCTAAATTATAACAAGGATAAACGCTTCTACTAAATGTAGGGGATAGTATAAACTTTTTATAATTTTGAAGTATAAAAGGAAAATCAGCTCTGCCTTTATAAATAGGTAGGAGGTGTTCTCCTCCAGTTTTATACACCGTATATTTTCCTCTTGGTAACGAAGCTAAAAATTCTGATGTACGATTTAAGTCTTGTATTCTTTGGCCTTCTCCTTTAAAGAAAAGAGCGCAATCAGAAAGATCTTTTTTATCTTCGGGACTTATTTCAATCTTTAAGTCAAATCCTTCTAGAGTTAATTGTTTAATGTGTTTCACTCCAATTATCTCCTATGCTATACTCCCCGTCCAACGGACACATAAGCTGAAAGGCTTTTCCTGCGTTACGAATACACTCTACTCCCCACCTTCCAACATCATCTGCTTGGTCTGCTCTTACTTCCAGTTGCCATTCATCATGGACATTAGCAACAAACTTGGCATCGTAATTCTTTTCCCTAATGCGCTTATCAAACTGCACCAATGCTTCCTTCATGGCAATTGCGCCAGCACTTTGCAATAAGGTATTCAGTGCTGCATACTCGCTACGAATAAGTATCTTTCTTCCGTCTAATCCTTTGAGGTAGCCTCGTCCAGCCGCCGCTGACACTCGTCTTTTGAGAGCCTCAAATGAAACGAGATTATGTAGGAAATGTCGTTTAAGTCTTTCTCCATCTTCTGCACTTCCTCCAACCACTTGTCCAATTTTCTTATTTCCTGCACCGTAGATGAGCGCATAGATAAATGTCTTCGCCTGATTTCTTGATTCAAGTCCTGCAAGTTTTTGATTAGTGGTGTGTATGTCTCCGTTAATGATTTCATTAATATAATCCTCATCTTTCATATAGTGAGCAAGCATCCTTAATTCTAATCCGCTTGCATCTATGCCCACAAGTTTGTACCCTTTTTCAGATGTCCAACATTCCCTACACTCCTTACCATAAGGTGACGCAACATTAGGAACTTGAGCCATGTTAGGTTTCATGTGCGTCATTCTGCCAGTGATTGCACCAGTAGATTTGATAAACCCATGTACCCTGCCATCCTCCTCATCAATCGCGTCTAACCAGGAATCTACTTGAGCAATTCGTTTCTGCACCAGAAGATACTCGGCAATCAGAGCCGCCTCTGGTATTCCTTTTACGCCCATCAATACTTTCTCATCTACAATAGGTCTACCATGTTCTGTGAATTTCTCTGGTTTCCAGCCGAACTCTTGCAAGTATTGTCCAATTTGAATCCTAGACCCTAGATTAAATTCTACTGTCTTGTATCTTTTAATCGGTTCCAAAGTATTCCTGGTCACAGCTTCCTCATATTCCTCGTTAGTCAGCCGCCCTCCTTGTGCAACCCTGCTAATCACTCCATCCTTTTTGCGCTTAGGAGTTAAAACTATCTCTTCAATCTTAGGCTTAAAAATTCTCCTTACTTCATCTTCTATTTCTGCTAGGCGTTCCCTTAGTTTAGCCAGAAGTAGGTCTGCTTTCTGTTGGTCTAAGAGGAATCCATCCGTTCTCTGCTTCTCCAGAATTCTGGAAACCTCGTGTTCTAAGATAACCGACTGCGCAGAAAACCCTCTTCCTTCTTTTTGTAAATACTTGAAGACTTCCAAATTCAATTCAACATCCCTGATGCAATACTCCAGCATGGTAGAAGAGTACTGGTCATACTCGTCAAATGCTATCTTAGGAAAATTCAATCGTGATGGTGCTCCCCATGTTGCTAACGAGTGGGCATTAGGGCCACTTCTGGTTGGATTGAAAAGCCTAGATAAAACCAGCGTATCTACTACTCTGGTGTTTTCTTTAGCTACTTGTCTTCCTGTTAATTTTTCAATTACAGGTATGTCAAACCCTAAGATGTTATGTCCTACCAAATAAGTACTGGCCTCCAGAAGATCGCACCCATCAGTAATTTGATCTGGCCCGTAGGTATATAGCTGCCCACTGTCAACATCTTTTGCAACTATACACCAGATCTTAGATGGTGTAAGAGAGTTTGTCTCAATATCAAATACTAATCTTGTCATATCTTTAACTGAGATTTAAAGAAACCTCTGTCTCCTTTTCAGTCGATAAGCTTATATCATCCATGTCCATTTCTTTCAAGCGTCCAGTATGCCTGTCATATACCAGTTGTGTTGCTATCCCAACGTCACCAGTGTATCTACTTTTCAATATTCTAACCTTGGTAGTGTTAGCTTCTACTGGATCGTCTGCTTGCTGGTTGCGTTCCAGAGAGATCACACAATCAGATAACTGTGCAATGCTTTGGGAGCCTCTTAAATGACTCAAGCTAGTCTCTACACCATTCTCGTGTCCCCTGTTCCCATCTACTCTGCGTAAGTGTGATACCAGGATTATGCCAGCGCCTGTTTCCTCTACTAAAGAACGTAGTCTAGTCATTATATTATCTATAGCCCTTCTCTCATCCCCCTCAATGAGCGAGGAAACTAACATGTGCAGATGATCCACGACAATCCACCTACACTCGCAGCCTATGATCATAAATCTAAGCTTTGAAAAGATTTCATCTATGTCATTTGTTCCGAAGTGCGCGTGAATCCATACCCTGTTTTTATTATCTCCGTCATATAAGATGTCAAACATGTTATCAATTTCTTCTTCCGTAAACTGCTCGCGTATCTGGTCAATGTACATACGAGCATTAGCTTCAATCGAAAGAATACCATCAACAGTCCTGCGCCAGTCCTCTTCTAAAGATATGATGCCTACATTATCTGAAGTTGTTTTAATCAGCCAGTGTTCAAGCTCCCTTGTTACCGAAGATTTACCAAGACCAGTGCCTCCAGTAAGGGTAACAAGTTCTCCTTGTCGCATCCCATATAGCTTGGCGTTCAGTCCAGACCAAGGATACGGGACAGCCTCTTTCTTTTCTCTGTCTTTAAACTTGTCTTTGCTTTCTGAAACATTCAGAACACCAGAAGGCGTATAGACTTTAGCTTCCCAGAATGATTTAACAAAAGCAGCGTGTGCGTTTTTACGCAGCATTTCATTAGGGTCTTTGTACCCATTAGGTAGAGTCATTATCCTGGCGGTTCCAGGTTTTAAAATCCTTGCGACTTTCCTTGCTGCCTGTCTTCCTGGTTTGTCGTTGTCAAAACAAATGACAACGCTTTCGTAGCCTTCTAAGAATTCCAAAGATTCCTTTGCATCTTTAACAGCACCGCCAGCCCCACTCTTGATACTGACAACAGGCCACTTACCTCCAAAGAGTTCAAAGCCAGCCATCGCATCGCACTCGCCCTCAACCAGCGTAATAAATTTACCTTTCTTAGGGGCTGTCTGCTCACCGAACAGGCCTGTGTTTGACTTAGACCCTCTCCAAAAGAACTGCTTGGAGCCTATGTCCCTTGTCTTAACTGCTGTGATTTCATTTGATGTGAAGTAAGGGTAATAATGTTTTATTACTTTACCTCGTATGTCAGTCGCTATCTTAACCCCGTATCTCTTGGCAGTCGCTTCCGTTATTCCTCTGTCTGTCAACGCTCCAAAGATTCCTTCAACCTCTGAAGCACTGGAATCAAGAGGAGCAGAAGCCTCGTAAACTTTTCCTTTTATTAATTCATCTATATCCCCTTCATAAGCCTGTTGAACATCACGGGTGTACTCTTTGCAAGAGTGGCAATAACCAGACC